GTAGCCGGGGGACAGGATCAGGGCGGTCTTGCCGTCGGCGCTGCGGCAATGCACGATGCGCTCGTCAAAGCGGCGCTCGACCGTGGTGATGCGAATGGGGCCGAATAGACGGCTTTGCCGAAACTGGCCGATGCGAAGCGGGGCGGTCATGGTGTGGCAGGGGAGGGGGTTGGAGAAGATGGAGAGGGCCCAGGGACTGGCGTCAGGCACAGCCGGTATTCCGCCTCGCGGCGCTTGACCAGACCCGGCAACACGCGGCCGGCCTGCTTGTCCCAGCGCAGAATCTGGCGGCAAGCGCCTGCGTAGTCAGGCGGGGATGCCTTGAGTTTTTTGACCAGGGTGGAACTGCAAAACGCGGTCGGGCCGATGTTGTAGGCCAGCGAGACGTAGGCATCCCACTCGTGCTGGTCAAGGGGCACATCGCCGATGCAGCGATGCAAGGCGGCCTCTGTCGCGTTGATGTCGTGATGCAGATGGATCAGAGCCCGCACAGGGGTGGTGGTGTCGCCCGGGCGCACCGGCGATCCATCGGCGCGGCGCGTGCTGCCAAATCCCACAGTGGGCCGGTCATTCGGCGTGGGCAAGTAGGCGCTGCCCCGGTAGTCCTCGTGCACGGCGATGGCCACCAGCACGGCGGCAGAAGCCGCCAGCGAGGCGGTGGCAATCCGGATGCGGGACATCTCAGACGCCTTTTTGCGCGACCAGGCGCGCGATGAATGCGGCGGCGATGATCAGAGGTACCAGCCCGGCCAGTAGCGACCGGTCCAGCGGCAGCACATCGGGGAACAGGGTCAGCAAGGCCTCCAGCGCGGAGAGCACGGCGGCGAGCGCCATGAAGCGGATCGACCAAGCGCGTTTGAGAATCTCGCGCCAGTTGGGGTAAAGGGTGAAGTAAAGGGTCATGGTGAGTTCCTCAACAGTTCGCGCTGCACCGCCGCCGAGATCGGCGCAATGTGGCGCTGAATCAGCGCCGTGATGTCCAGCCGCTTGCGCAGGGTCACGCGGCGCACCAGCACGGCGATGGGGATGTCCTGCCCGCGCTTGAGCCGCTTGACGCCTTCGGCCTTGCGGTAGCGGCGCTTGAAGCCCGAGAGCACGCGGTCTTGCTCGCGCAGGTTCTCGGCCATCAGCACGATGTTTCCCTTCGCGTTCTTGACGAAATACGCATTGCCTGCGCGCATCAGCGCATCGATCTGCGCCTTGAAGCGCTTGCGCCCGACCCGGCCATGCAGCGGGATGAGCATGCGAGCGGAGATCGTGCCGCCGGTTTCGTGCACGCCCACCCACGGCACGCGCGAGCCGACCCACAGCGCAGGCAGGCGGGAGGTGTCGCGGGCGTAGATGCGGGTGGTGAATGAGGCGGCAAAGCTGCGCCGCTTGACCGAGAAGGCCGACTGCACCTGGGCGCGCATCTGCGCCTTGATCGGCACGGATTGCGCTCGCAGGGCGCGCTCCACTGCGGGCCGGGTCGCACTGAGATACTGGCCGCCCCATTGCTTGAGCTGCGCGCGCGCCTGCGCAGTGTCGATGCGCACGTCGAACTTCATCGGCGGACTGCGTCGAGCTTGTCCTCGATGCGGCGCAGGGCGAGGTTGATCTGGGCGACGGAATCCTGCAGCCGCTGATCTTGCGCGGCGTCGATCTGCTGCTGGCGCGCAAGCTGCTGTTCGCTCAGGGCGATGCGCTTGTCGAGCGCGGCCATGCGCGGATTCCAGTCCATGACGAGGACGAGGATGACCACGACCAGGGTGATGAGGTGGTCGAGCCGAATGGTCATGTCGAATTTGGGTTTGAGTTCTTCAGGCATGTCAGGGTCTTTCCAGGTCGGCAAGCCACGCCGTCCAGTCTTTGTTCGGCAAGGCGGCAGCGCGCGCTGCGGCAGCGCGTTCGATCAGCAGGTGTTTGCGTTGACGGTGGACGGCCCGGCGCAGATCGCGCGCGATCGTCCACGGCAGGTTCATGGCGTCGGCGTAGCCGATGCCCGAAGTGGTGAGATCGATGACCCAGGCGCAGAATTCAGCGTGGAAATCGACTCGATCTTTTGCAGGGCGTCGGTGATCGACGGCAGCACCCGCTGGACGAAAAAATCCGCGTTGACCTCCAGCACGGCGGCAGCCAGCCGCACGGCATCATCCAGCGCCAGCGACTCGATCCACTCGCGCGGCTGGCCGGTGGCGGCCTCCAGCGCGCTGATGACCCGAACGCCGTGCTCGGCAAGCAGCCCGACGAGATCGAGCGGGCCGCTCGCGAGCTGCTTGGCAAAGGGCTCGACCGCCCGCACGAAAGCGGGCAGTTGGCCCAGCCGAACCGGGGTAACGGTCAATCCACGCCCGTCGAGGGTGAGCGAGACTTCCATCATCACACCCCGATCTGCACGATGCGACCGAACTGGCCGAGCACGGCGTCGATCGGCTTGGTGGCGTCTGCCAGCAGACTGCCTTCGAGCTCGAACTTGTTGAGGTCGTCGGAGATGAAGTCCAGTTGCTTCAAGGGGTCGAACGCCACCCGGTAGAGTTCGAGCAGGACGGGCCGGTTGCCTGCGGCGGTGTTGACGCCTTCGAACCGCAGGTGGCGCTCGGGCAAGGGCTGCGTGAACACGCTGATCTGATCGACCGCGCCGTAGCTGTAGGCTGCCTTGATCGGGCCGGTCAACCCGGTGGTGGAGAGCAACTGCACGCGTCCGAAGCGCAGATCGGCGGTGTAATGGGTGCCGTCCACCAGCGTCGTCGGCGTGGCGTTGCTGTCGGTCAGCACCAGATTGCTGACCTTCTGGTGCGCCAGGAAATACGGCGTGCCCACGACAGGCGTTGCGCCGCCGAGGGGCTCTGCCGTGACCGTGCCGGCCTGCTCGGAAATTTTGGAGCCGTAGAGCGCAAGCGCCAGGTTGTCGGCAGTGAACTCCTCCACCGTGAGCGTGACCGTGGCGGATTTCTGCTTGACCATACGCAGGTCGAGCGAACGGTTGCCGCTCATGCTTTCGTAGTGTTCGAGCACATCGGTCTTGAGCGAGAGCGACAGTGCGGTGGCGTTGCCCGGCTCGCGGGTGTTGANCGGCAGACCCAGCGCGTCGCGCTCGGACAGGAAGGTGCGGCCTTGAAAGGAAGCGTAGAGCGACATGGTTTACTCCTGGGGGGCGGGTTGAGGGGTGGGTTTTTCTGCGGGCTTCGGCGCGGCAGGCGATGCGATGCGGGCGATGCCATTGCGCACGAGCCACTGCGCGCTGTGGTCATCGACTTCGATTTGCGCGCCGCTGTTGTGGAAAACCCCGCCGTGGGTGTGCGGCTGGATCAGGGTGATGCGGGTCATGGGTCAATCTCCTGTGGTCAGGTTGTCGATGAGATGGCGATAGGTGATGCGATACACCGCAGGCACGCTCACGGCTTGCGCATCGGCGTCGTCGGCGTCGAAGTCCACGTCCTGCTGCTGCACCGCCAGCGCCAGACCGCCCAGGGTCTGCTCAGCCAGCAGCGCCGCGTGGGCGCGGCACAGCAGGTCGTCGGCTTCGCCCCACGGATCGTCGATATGGCGGGACACGGCGACCAGACGCAGCGTCAGCGCGCGCTGTTCGAGCAGGTTGGCCCGTTGCTCGCTCTGGTCGGACTCCAGTTGCAGTGCGATGAATGGGGAGGACTCGCGGTCTTGCGCCTGCACGGGTTGGCGCAGCACGGCAACGGGCGACACCGCGCTGCGCACGCGCGCCAGCGCTTCGCGGGTGATACGTTCGCGCAGGCTGGTCATAGGCGGCTCAAGGTGGCGCGCACTTCCGTGCCGTCGCGCAATATGCGCACCTCGCGCACGCGGTAGCTTTGTCCGTCGATGCTGACGGTTTCGCCTGCGGCGAGCTGCGCCCGGCTGGACGGGTACTCGATGGCGTAGTCCCGAGACAAGGACAGGCCATCGAGCACGGCTTCATCCGGCGCGCGAAATCCGCACCAGACCGGGCCGGCGCCCGTCTGCACGGACTTGAGCAGACCGCTGGCCTGCGCGGCGTCGTACAAGTCCTCGATGCGCATGGATCAGACCGTGAGTTTGATCAGCGCGCCCGGGCGGTGGCAGATCGGCAGCGGATTGCTCTGCGTGTGCAGATCGACGCCCCGGTCGAACTTGCGCGGGTCTTGCTTGGCGTAGAGCGGCAAGCCCAGGGTGTTGACCGTTTCGTTGAAATCCGCCGGTGCGAAGTAGGTGGCAAAGGTGTCCACCGTGCCGAGCGGAAAGGCGTGCGCCTCGCCCGCAGCGATGAAGCGCCGGGTCACGCCGGACGCGTCCGTCGCCTTGCCCCGGTACTCCTCGAAGGTAATGCCGCCGAACGTGAAGCCTTTGCGCACATCGTTGATGAGAATCGCGCCGTTCTGCCAGTTCACGAAGGCGTCCTTGACGTTTTTGTGGCCGGTGAGCGCCGCAAAAAACTCGGACGAACACAGCACATGCGCGCCGCTCATGAACTCGCCTTTGAGGTTCTCCTCGATGGCAGCCAGGGTATCCATGCACTTGGCTTTGACGTTGGTGGTGTCCGTGCCCAGGGCATAAGAGAGGGTGGTCTGCGTGATGCCGAACTCGGCGAACAGGTTGTAGAGCACGGAGGCATCGGCATCGAGGATGATGCCCTTGAGCGCCCCCATGCGCAGATGCTCCAGGGTGATGGCGTGCTTGTTGCGCATCGATTCCAGGCGCTGCACCATCACCGCAGCGACAGACTCGCTCTCGGTTTCCGAGCCAAAGGCGCGCAGGCCCTGGACTTCCTCGGGCAGCACGACTTCATCGAGGGGAATGTGCGGCACGATGAAGGAGCGCACGCTGCGCTTGCCGCGCGCATTGAGGGTTCCGGGGGATCCCGGCGGCAGAGTGGGCAGCAGGTTGAGCACGCCGTTCATCTCTTCGACGACGACCTGGCGCTGGCGCACGGGCTTGGCCGGAAACAGGTTCATCTCCTCCAGGCGGCCGTAGCGGTTGGGAATCAGATTGATGGCGGCCGTCAGGCTCGCCATCGAAAATCCGGGATTGTTGAAAGGGTTCTGCATGGCACGGCTCCAATAAAGCAAAAACCCGCCAGCAGGCGGGTCATGGGGATGATGGGATGGCTTTGGCTCAGGCGGTGTCGCGCGCCACGATGCCCGACAGAGAGAGGGCCGCCAGCGCAGCGGCTTGCTGCTCAGGCGTCACGCTGTTGATGAATTTGAGGCCGCTGCGCTTGACGATGCCGCCGCGCACGAAAGCAGCTACTTTGACGTCGACAAAAGCATCGGTGTCGGCCAGCAGCACGGCCGCTGGATTCTGGCTGCCATCGGTTGCTGCGGGGTCGAAGGCCACATACAGGCCGGAGGCGGTGACCCTGCCCAGTACGGAGCCGATGGGCAACCAGCGCCCGGCGGCAATCGTCACGACTTCGCGGCTGTAGGTGGGATCGATTTCCCAGAACAGCACATCAGAGATGTTGTTGGGTTCCAAGGCGACAGGCATGGCTTACTCCTTCTTTCCGAGACGTTTTTGAATGGCTTTGACCACGGGCGAGTGGGCGGGGTCGGCATCCGGCGCAGACCAGGCAGCCGGGGCGTGCGCGCCGATGACTTCGGTCTGCGCGCTGCGCTGGGCGCGCGCTTCGAGCAGCGCGGTGCGCACCTGCGCTTCGGTCAGGCCTGCGGCGATGAATTCGGCGGCGCGATCCGGACATCCGGCGATCTGGCACATCTCGGCGATGGCCTGGGCGGATTGCCCGGCCTCGCGGCGGGCTTGCGCAAGAAGCTCGGCGGCTTGGGCCGCCGTCTCTTGCTCGGTTTGAAGATCAGACATGGGGGTGAACTCCTGCGCCGCAGAGAGAAGCGCTGTCCGAGGCGTCGGCGTCTTGCCGCCTCGGGCGCGTAGGAAATCAGAAAACTCCGACAGAGCCGTGCCCAGCGTGCCCACGGCATCGGCCAGTCCGAGCGCCACGCCTTGCGGGCCAAAATAAACAGCGGCCTCGCTCGCGCGAACGACCTGCTCGTCCAGCCCTCGCATGGCAGAGACATGCGCGCTGAACATCCCATAGAGCCGGTCAACTTCGGCCTGCAAAGCGCTGCGGGCCGCGTCCTGCAGCGGCTCGTGCGGGGAGTAATCGTTCTTGTGGGCGCCTGCGGTGATGGCGGTGTAATGCAGCCCGT